TAACATATCATGGTTTGATGGTATATGTTATATCGTATTAGGATTGGCAACTTACGCTGCATATAGATGGATAAAAAACAAATGGCGATGAATAGAGGAAGTATGAGAAAACAAATTACTAAAGGGCCAATGAAAAAAAAGGTTGGTTTATATAGTAAAGGTAAAAGAGTAAGAGTTGTTCAAGGCAATAAAGGTAGACTTGCAAAAAAGAATATAAGAGTTAGGTAAGTAGACACAAGACAAACAAAAGTTTATAATTATAAGAGGAGTTACTATGACTAAATTATGTCCAAGAGGAAAAGCAGCAGCTAAAAGAAAATTTAAAGTATATCCCAGTGCGTATGCAAATGCTTATGCTTCAAAAATATGTGCAGGTAAAGCTAAAGACCCAAGTGGTGTAAGAAGAAAAGATTTTAAAGGACCAAAACCATCTGGCTCTAAAGTAGCAAGTGCAGCTAAAAGAGTTAGAACAGCCAAAAAAGGAGGCGTTATGAAAGTACAAAAAGCAGGTTTAGGTTTATTAATGTTAATGAATCAAATGAAAAAAGAAGGTAAAAAAGCTGGAAGAAAACAAGCTCAACTAGGTGAAATGCAACAAAAACAAAATATGGGTATGAATGAAGATATGGATAATAAAGAAGCAGAGGGTATGAACATGGGTGGTTTTGCTGATAAACCTATGGCTTCTGGTTCTTATCTTAAACAAGACATAGATGGTGATGAAAGTTTTACAAACCCATCAGCACAAGCTTACTATAAAGGTATGCTTGACTAATGAGTTTAGATAAGTGGTTTAAAGAAAAATGGGTAGACATCGGAAGTAAAAAGAAAGATGGTAGTTATGCAAAATGTGGAAGAAGTAAACAAAAAGCAGATGCAAAAAGAAAATATCCAAAATGTGTACCACTTGCAAAAGCTAGAAGAATGAGTGAAGGACAAAGAAAAAGTGCTGTGAAAAGAAAACGATCAAAAGCACAAGGCGTTATGGGTAAACCTACTAATGTCAGTACGTTTACAAAGAAATACTATGGTGGTATGATTAATATTAACTAGGAGAATAATATGTCAGAAAGTTTATTTGAAAGATTTAAAAAATTTGCGGCAAGTGGTACACCTCCACAAGATCAAAGAGGTAAAGGTAGTTCAGGCACAATAACTGGTAGAATAATGCCTCAAAGAAAATCTGTAAAAGAAAAAGCTGCATTGGCTGCTAAAAACAAAAAAGCAAAAAGTCCAGTAGCAAATAAAAGAAATAGACGTTATTCAGACAATGTAACAAAAAGTAATACTAAAGTAGGAACTGTTTTTTCAGGAGAAGCTAGAAATATAGCTGATGCTAAGAAAAGAAAATCAAAAACTTTTATAAATAAAAAAGGTAAAAAACTTGCTGCTGTTACAAAAGAAGAGTTAGCTGCATCAGGTTTAACTTTAAGACAGTATTTAAATAAACAACAAGGTAAAACAGCTAAAGGTTCAACAACTAAAGGATTAGATGGACCTAATAAAAATGTAAAAAGACCTGTTAAAAAAACTTTTAAAGAAAACCTACCTCCTTATGATACTATGGGTTATTTTGGTAAAGGTGGTAAGGTTATGAAAGCTGCTAAAGGTAAGTTAGCAAAAGATGCCTTTGATGTTTTATTTAGTAAAATAAAAGGAGCAAAAGCTGATTTTTTATCAGAAAAAGCACATGATTTAGTGAAAAAATTCGATGAGGGTAAAATTAAATTACCAGCATTAAAAGGTGAATTAAGAAAAAGAATGGGGGATAGTTTTAAAAAAATTAAAAGAAGACAAGGTGAAGTAGAAGAGGCTGGTTATCTTAAAGAGTATCGTGATAAAGGCAAAAAAGTATTTCCTAAGAAAAAAGCAGGTGGTATGTTAAAAACACCTCCAGCTGGTAGCAAAGGTAAAGGATTACGTAAATTACCTACTTCTGTCAGAAACAAAATGGGCTACAAGAAACGTGGTGGTATGCTTAAAATGTCTGGTGGTGGTTCTGCAAGTGGTTTTGGTAGAGCTGCAATGAGACCTGGTAAAGACCCAAGAACTATATCTAAAACATAGGAGACATAAAATGCCAGTACTAGGTGACGATAAAACAATGAAAAGATTAGGGTACAAAAAGGTTAGAAGTAAAGGTAAAAATACTTATACAAAAGACACAAGAGTTAAGAAAATAAAAATTGACGAAATGCAAAGTGATGTGCAGAAAAAAAGAATAGGTGGTGCAATAAAAGGTGCTAAGAAAATTGGTATGAAAATAAAAACCAAGTTAAATGAAAGAAGAATGAAAAAGCAACTCAAAAAAGCTGGATACGATCCAAATGCTACCTCTGGACCTAAGACTCTTAGTGCAACTATAGCAAGACAAAAGAAAATAGATGGTAAATCTTTAGGAGGTATTTTTAGAGGTAAAGGTGCTTTACTACCAATGTTTGGTTTAGCAGGTATGGCAAAATACATGGATCAAAATAAAAAATCAGGCACAGTTGCTCCTAAAAAAGATAATACTGGTATGGATATGAATAAAGAGGTTTCAGGTGTATCAAGTGAAGAAACGCAAGGTATGTCACAAGGTGGTATGGCAAGAGGTGGTGGATCAGCCGTAAGAGGAACAAAATTTAAAGGTGTGTTTTAGGAGGTAATTTTGGCTACATCAGGGACAACTACCTTTGATTTAAATATAGACGATATCATACAAGAAGCTTATGAGAGATGTGGTGTTCGTACAAACTCTGGCTACGATTTAAAATCAGCAAGAAGAAGTTTAAATATATTGTTTTCTGAGTGGGGGAACAGAGGTGTTCACTTATGGAAAGTAGAACTTAAAGAACAACAACTTACTGCTGGAACATCAACATATGATGCACCCTCTAATGCAAATGACATATTAGAAGCATATATCTCTACAACAACAGGTACAACATCATCAACTAATGATGTATCTTTAACTAAAATAAGTAGAAGCGAATATGCTGCATTACCTAATAAAGGTTCAACAGGACAACCTAGTCAATATTATATTGACAGACAAACAACACCTAAAATAACATTATATCAAACACCAGATGCTTCTACATATACATATGTTAAGTATTATTATTTAAAAAGGATTGAAGATGCAGGTTCATATTCTAATCAAGCAGACGTGGTATTTCGATTTATACCCTGCATGGTCGCAGGTCTTGCATATTATCTTTCCATGAAAAGAGCACCACAATTAGTACAAACTACTAAATTAGTGTATGAAGATGAATTACAAAGAGCATTAACAGAAGATGGTCAAAGAACTTCTGTATATATTACTCCACAAACTTACTACCCACAAGGAGCATAATATGAAAGGACTTAGATTATTAAAAGACTTATATAACAATCCTACTGTAAGATATCATGTTAAAAGAGCTGGTAGAAAATTAGGAGACAAATTAGAAACAAGGTCTCCAGGATATAAAAAGAAAGAAGCAAAAATAGATAAAGTGACTAGTGCAGATATAAAAAAAATAGCTAAAAAACAAGGAGTACCAGAAACTTATGAAAAACTATCAGATAAAGATTATGATAGAATAGGTCTTAAAATACAAAGAATAGAAAAAAGATATAAAGATAAAAGACCAAAAATATTTGATAAGTTAGATCAATTTAATAAAGGTGGAGTTGTTAGAGGAGCTGGTGCCTCTATCAAACCAAGAAAATTTAAGGTGTATTGATGCCATACGCAAAAGGTAAATATGCAAAAGCAATATCAGACCGATCAGGAATGGCCTTTCCTTATAATGAAATGGTTAAAGAATGGAACGGCTCTTTTGTTCATCGTTCTGAGTTTGAAGCAAAGCACCCTCAAATAAAAAGAAAACACGTTAAAGCTGATCCAGTAGCTTTAGCTAATGCTAGGCCAAGACAAAAAGATGATAATAATGATTTTATTTTATATATAAGTAATGGTTTCTTTTCTGAAACAAGAGATACTGGTATAACAGGTGGAGCTAGTATGACTCCTGCAAGTAGTGATAATATTTTAGGAACGAAACTTACAGCCGTTGAAGCAACAGTATCTGTTGGAACAAATTTTACAGTGGTGATTTCATGAGTATTACTCATACAGCTTTTTTAACACAAGTAAGAAACTATACTGAAGTTGATTCTAATGTTTTATCAGATACAATATTAGATCAATTTATTAGAAACACAGAATTAGATATAGCTAGTAAAGTAGATTATGATGATATAAGAAAATATGTTACTGCTGTTTCAGGTACAGCAAGATATTTAAATGTGCCAGATGATTGTATAAGTATTCGTTCTGTTCAAATAATTAGTAGTAGCACAAGAGATTTTTTAGAAAAGAGAGATACATCTTTCATAGCAGAATTTAATCCTGGTGATTCTACAGGACTACCTAAATATTATGCAAACTGGGATGATAAAAATATTGTCTTTGCACCAATACCTGATCAAGCATATGAAATACAAATGAATTATATAAAAGACCCTGAGCATTTTACCTCAACTCAAAGTACATTTTTATCACAACATGCAGAAAATTTATTGTTGTATGGTGTATTAGTTGAATCTTTTAGTTACTTAAAAGGTCCTATGGATATGTACAAACTGTATCAAGACAAGTATAATGAAGAGATACAAGCATTTATGCTTACTCAAATGGGTAAACGCAGACGTGCTGATTATGATGACGGGGTGATGAGGTTGCCAGTACAATCACCATCCCCATAACTTTAAAGGAGAAAAAAAATGGCAATAACAACAAGTGCAGTTTGTAATGTTTTTAAAACAGATGTATTAAAAGCAGTACATAATTTTACAGCTGCTCCAACTGGAAACAGTTTTAAATTAAGTATGTATACATCAAGTGCAACTCTTGGTAAGTCAACAACATCTTACACATCTGATAATGAAGTAAGTTCACCATCTGGTTATAGTGCAACTGGTAAAGCATTAGTAACAACTACACCAGCTTTAAGTACAGATACTGCTGTTGTGGACTTTGCTAATTTATCTTTTGTAGGTGTATCACTTACAGCAAGAGGTGCCTTAATTTATAACGATACAGCTTCTGGTGATCCAGCAGTTGCAGTATTAGATTTTGGTGGAGATAAAACAGCTACTTCAGGGACATTTACAATACAGTTTCCAACTGCTGATGCGTCAAATGCTATTATAAGAATAGCATAAAAATAGGAGTTTGCACCCGTGACTACAAGAACCATTACTGTCACAGTACAAAATGTTGGTGGTAATAATAAGTATTTTCTTGATGGTGTTCAACAAGACACACTTACTTTAGCTGAGGGTGGTACTTATGTATTTAATTGGTCAGCGGCTACTACTCATCCACTTAGATTTTCTACAACTTCTGATGGCACTCATAATAGTGGAAGTGAATATACTACTGGTGTAACAAAGGATGATAGTAGTTATTTAACCACTATACAAGTAGCTGCTTCTGCTCCAACACTATATTATTATTGTCAATATCATCCAAATATGGGTGGTCAACTTAACACCGAGGCTGCAAATACTTGGGGTTTATTACCTTGGGATGAAGGTAGTTGGGGATCACAAAATAATATAACTCTAGATGTAACTGGTGTATCTACAACAACTTCTATTGGGGCTGTAACTATAGATGCAGAAATAGGAGAAGGTTGGGGTAATAATACTTGGGGTTTACTTAACTGGGGTCAAAATATAGGAGGAGCTGAAGTAGCACCAACTGGATTAAGTGTCACTAGTACAGTTGGAACTGTAACTATAGATGCAGAAATAGGAGAAGGTTGGGGTCGAGGAACTTGGGGTAATAGAGCTTGGGATGCTGCTTATTCGGTAGCAGTGTCTGGTGTTGTTGGAACAACATCTATTGGAGCTGCTATAGGAACTACTTCGGTTACTGTTGCTGTAACAGGTGTAGCTACAACTTCTGCAATAGGTAGTGTAAGTACCACACAAGGAGTTGAAATTACTCCAACAGGTTTACCTTTAACAGGTTCACTTGGTACAGTTACTTTTGATGGAGATGCAGCAGTAGGAATAACTGGTATATCCATGACATCAGCAGTAGGTACACCAATTGTTGCACCTATTACATTAATAGATGTTACAGGTGTAGCCATGACAAGTTCTGTGGGTAGCAACACAATAACAATTACATGTCCATTAGATGTAACAGGAGTTTCTTCAACATCATCTGTAGGTTCTATAGTTCCTGTTTCAGGATACGATGTTACAGGAGTTGCTGCAACATCAGCAGTGGGGAGTCCAACAGAAGTTACAGGCACAGGATTAGTAGATGATGTTACTGGAGTGGTATTGACGAGCTCAACTGGAAGTGTAATAATAATAGCATGGAACGAGATAGATACAGGTACTCCTGTAACTTGGACAGAAATAACAACAGCAGCATAAAAGGATAAAATATGGCTTCAACATACTCAGCAGATTTAAAACTGGAACTCATGGCTACTGGTGAAAACGCTGGTACATGGGGAACAAAAACAAACAATAATTTAAATTTAGTACAACAAGCTATTGGTGGATTTGAGCAAGTAACAGTTGGTGATGGAGCAACAGTTGCTTTAGCAATGTCAGATGGATCAGTTTCTAACGCAAGAAATATGGTTGTTAAAGTGGCTACTGTAACCCTATCAGGAGCCACTGTTTTAACAGTGCCTGACAGCATTGAAAAAATGTATATTTTCGATGTATCCGCAGTAACTAACCCAACAAATTTAACAATTAAAACAGCAAGTGGTACTGGCTTCTCTCCAGACCAAGCAAAAATATATTTTGCCTATTCAAACGGAACTAATATCGTAGAAGTATCACTTGATTCTTTAGGTGGTGCAGTAGGGTCAGCTAGTTTACCAACAGTACCAGTTACAAAAGGTGGTACAGGTTTAACATCAGCTGGTTCTGCAAACCAAGCATTAAAAATGAATAGTGGTGGTAGTGCATTAGAATTTGGGACACTAGCTTTAGCTGGTGGTGGAACTGGATCAACAAGTTTAGCTGGTGCTAATATAGCAGCTTTAAATGCAACAAATAATTTTGCAGATAATATAATTCAAAGAAGTTTACTTAAAGATACTGGTGAAGTAAGAGTAGCACTAGGTGATTTAGGTGGTGGTACTGATGATATTGATTTATCTCTTGGTAATGTTTTTACTGCAACAGTATCAACAGGTACACAAACTTTAACTTTTTCAAACCCTAGCCCAAGTGGTAATGCTTGTACCTTTATGTTAATATTGACTAATGGTGGATCACAAACAGTAAACTTTCCTGCTTCTGTAGATTTTCCTGGTGGTTCTGCACCAACTTTAACAACATCAGGTACAGATATTTTAATGTTTACTACCATAGATGCTGGTACACTTTATCATGGTATTTTAGCAAGTACGGATAGTAAGTAATGGGCACTACAATAGGTTCAGGAAAATTTGGTTTTAAACAAGCAGGTGGTAGTAAAACAGGAACATATTTTGGAGATGGATCAGATGGTGCTGTTACTTTTTCTGGTAGCACTACTGATGGTATTTCTGCTGGAGCAAGTTCTTATGGTTTATATTCTATAGATGGTGCTGCACCAGCTGGTTATCCAGCACCTTTAGCAGGTTCTAATGTATATGAATATACTGTTCCAAACAAAGATGGCTCTTATGATGGAGATGCTGTTGTTAAACAATTTTCATCTCTAACTATAAATTCTGGATATGTATTAACTACTGATCAACCTTGTAGAGGTCTTTTTATAATGGTTACAGGAGATTGCACTTTAAATGGTTCTATATCAATGACAGCAAGAGGTGCTTTAGCTGATCCAGATTCACATGGTGGTAATGCTGCTGGTATTCGTGTTCCAGTAAATCAAATTAGTGGTAATGCTTTAGGTGAAGATATATCAGGTGGTGCGATATTTGATGGCATGGGAACTGCTGCAACTAACTTAGAAACAAGTTTTAATGATGCAGTTAGTGGTCCTGGTGCTTTTTTGACTGTACCAAAAGTAGGTATGCCTGCCGATGGTACTAGAACTATTGAACCAGGTAGTGATCAAGATATGAAAGGTTCTTTTGGTTTGTCAGGAGATAATTGGGTAGTTGCAGGTTCTTGGGGTGCAAGACCAACAGATGCTGGTAAAACTGGAGAAGGTGGTTCTGGTAGAAATAGAACTGGTGCGACACCTGGTGTAGCAGGTTCGGTTTTTTCAGGAGGACCTGGTGGTGGTGGTTCTTATTTTGGATCAGGTTTTGAGGGTACTAACTTTGGTGGTGCTGGTGGACCTAATGCAGCTGGTGGTGACTGGGCTGCTGCTGGTGGTGCAGGAAATCCTGGTGGTGGAAATAGTTTTGGTTCTGGAAGAGGTGGAGATGGCACTGGAGGTTTATTAATTTTATTAGTTGGTGGAAATTTAACTATAGGTGCTAGTGGAGGTCTATATGCTAAAGGAGTAGGTGGAGGCACAAGATTATCTTCTGGGCAACAAGTTCCTGGTTCAGGTTCAGGTGGTGGAGCTATAATATGTGCTTATGCTGGTACTTTAAGTAATAGTGGAACAATTAATGTAGATGGAGGTATAATATCTGCTGCTGACAATAGTGATAATACAAGTTATCCTTGCCCTGAAGGTGGTGCAGGTTCTTATCAATTAATAAATTTAGCATAGGAAAAAAAAATGAGATACTTAAAAATAGAAGATGGTAAAGTTACCAAAACAATTAACAACATAAGGACAGAATATTCAACAACATCTTTTCCTCCTGGTGGACCTAATTCTGATTGGCTTACAAGCGAAAAGTTAGTTGTTGTTACAGAAGTCAATTTTACAGATTCTAGAGATAAAGTTGAGAATGTTGATCCTTTTGAAAGTGATGGTAAATGGTACACACAAAAAGTGACACCTTATGTAGCACCAACTGTTACCACAGATGAAAAATGGGCAATGGTTAGAAATGATAGAAACGATAGATTACGTAGATGTGATTACGTTTTAGTTTCTGATGCACCTAGTTCTGTTACATCTAAATTAGATGAGTGGAAAACATACAGACAAGCTTTAAGAGATGTTACAACACAATCTGATCCAGATAAGATTACATGGCCATCAGAACCTAGTTAATAAGTGTAAATTATGCTTAGTGAAATTCGTATCGCTGGAGGTATAAACAAACAGATAACACCAACAGGTGCTCAAGGAAAATGGATTGACTGCGATAATGTTCGTTTTCGTTATGGTTATCCAGAAAAAATAGGTGGTTGGGAACAAACTACATTAAACACATTACCAGGTGTTGCAAGAGATACACATATTTGGACTGATTTAACTGGCAAAAGATATATAGCTATAGGGACAAACAAAGGTTTGTTTTTATATCATGATGGTGCCTTTTATGATATTTCACCTTTAGATACAAATATTACATCTTGTACTTTTACTACAACAAATAATTCTGCAACTGTTACTGTTAATAAAGCAGCTCATGGATTAGAAGTAGGTGATTTATTTTTGTTTGCAAGTGTTACATTACCTGGTTCAGGAACAGGTTTTGTAAGTGCTGATTTTACACAAAATACTTTTGAAGTTGTTTCAAGAACATCAGATGCTTTTACTGTTACAGCAGGAAAAGTAGAATCAGGTGCTGGTTTTAGTGCGGGAGGTAGTGTAACTTTATCTCCATATTTTAAAATTGGTGACGCAGTACAAGTAACAGGTTATGGTTTTGGTACTGGTATATACGGAGGTACTACTGCTTCTATAACAAGCACAACCTTGAATGGTGCTTTATTAGATGATGCAAATGGAACAGGAGGTTCAGGCACAACAATTACTTTAACGTCAGTATCAGGTTTTAGTGGTTCTGGTGGTACATTTAAAGTAGGAGAGGAATTAATTACGTATACTGGAGTAGCAGGTAGTACTGTTACAGGTATAGTAAGAGGAGCTTCTGGCTCTACTAGGTCTGCTCACAGTGATGGTACTATAGTACAAGAAGCCTCAAGCTTTACAGGATGGGGAGAAGCTTCTCCAACAGGAGAGGTAACCTTAGAACCAGGTAACTGGTCATTAGATAACTTTGGTCAAATTTTAGTTTCGACTGTAAAAAATAATAAATCTTTTGAATGGAATCCGAGCAGTGTCTCGGCTCTGTCAACGAGAGCTACAGTCATATCCAATGCACCTATACAAAGTGTAATGACTGTAGTCTCCGACAGAGATAGGCACTTAATACATCTTGGAACAGAAACCACAATAGGTACAAATTCCCAAGATAAAATGTTTATTCGTTTTGCAGATCAAGAAAATTTTTCTGATTACACACCAACATCTGTAAATACAGCAGGAACTTTTAGAATAGATAGCGGAACAAAAATTGTAGGTGCTGTAAATGCAGGTAGTTTTATTTTAATACTTACAGATACAGCTGCTTATACCATGCAATTTGTTGGACCTCCATTTACATTTGGTATTCAACAAGTAGGAGCTAACTGTGGTTTAATATCACAACATGCAATAGTTGCTGTAAATGGTGTAGTATATTGGATGGGTCAAGCTGGTGGT